GTAGCCATAAGTTTATATTATGATAGACACAAGATCATCATTGATAGTTATATGTTTATAGATGGCTCTGTATTGCGTTCTAAGCGTGTTTATCCTTGGTCTATATAATGGCATAGGTAAGTAGTCGATCGTACAAATTAGGCCACAGCCCAGTAGTGGCGCGGTGTTCAGCCTGTCTATAAAATAAGTTAAAATAAATGTATATAATTGCTTGACTCATACACTTATACGCCTATAATAGGCACAGGCAACAGGGGAACGGCTCCCCAGATTGATACCTAGCTTCAGCAGTTACCACGGTAACTTATAGGCTGAAGACGAAGGAGACAGTCCCTGAAGCCCTCCGCAATAGCGGTTTGAACTCTCAGCTTATTAGCCGTGGCAATAGTGAGACAGACGATCATACTAAGCGGATAGAGTAACCAAGATTAAAAATGGTTATGGCGGGAAGTAGCTTGCTAACACATAATAGCGAAGGTGTACCGTTAAGCAGTACCATTTTTAATCAACGGTTATTCACTGGAAATACTAGGCGACTGGTATTTGCATTGAATAACTAAAGGTATTTCAAAATGAAGAAAACAAACAAGATAAAACACTTTAAGCATTCATATTCAGAGTTAGCTAAAGTGGGCGTTAAATATTACAAGGATACAAACTTTTGCACAGTTATCGGATTAGCTGTAGCATGTGACCTGTCATTCGGTAAGGCTAGGGCAATCGCAGAGCGTACAGTTAAAAGAGTTAAGGGTCGCGGTCTTTCACAGTGGGACATTCATAAACTCTATCAGTCAATGGGTAAACAACTAACCCATGTTCCTAATGTTTACGGTGCTACACTGGGAACCGTAGCCAACCATGCCCCAATGTCAGGTCGTTATATGTTCTTAACGAGAAGCCACTGTGCTGTCAGCCGTGATGGAGTCCTTGAGGATTGGAGTGCAAAAGGTAGTAGACATAGAGTAAGGATGTGTTATAAAATTGAAGACTTAAAGTAGTTAAATTGGTAGCATTGGTTTATATCAGTGCTACTTCTTGTAACTATTTAAATAACTAGCGAGGTGACAGCATGAAGACAAGAGAGCAATGGCAAGCAGAGACCAAGGTTATCAGAGATATGGCCGAACTAATTTGGAAAACTAGCATCCCGTTTGAAGAGAGATACCTAGCAAGCAATGATTTTCTATCTGAGCAGTGCGGTCTTTGGGAGAAACAGTTGATGCGTACCTATAGCGAAATGATCGACATGGCGTTTGATCGTGATCTTGAGAACGAAGACTATCCAACAGTTGAGGAGATGACAGCATGATAAACTGTAGAGAATACAGCGACAACGAACTGGCGTTACACGTACTTAATGACGAGTATTTTATGTCAGAGATAGAGCATCAGGAGTACTTATTAGCCTTAGTCGCTGAAGAATTCCAATATACTCCTATACAATTTGACGTACTAATCAAAGCACTAGCAGAGATAGAGCATTGAGTAGTAAGCACCACAAAGCCTATAGTTTACATTCTTAGGCTTTTTAGTGTTTATTAGTAGGGTAGCATAGCCTAACCCATGAAATAGGCTTAGAATGGATTATATGAGGTTTTAAGGTATGGATAATAATAGAGAGCCAGAAAGTGACTTCTGGGCGTGGTTAGGTGTAGCAGGGTTAAGCCTCTGTTATGTAATTTTAGGAACTATTGATTATTGGAGTCTATAAAATGGAAATTGAAGGATTGACACAAAAGGAAATAGTGAGGGCACAATTTGATGCTCTCGCTCGCTTAGGGGATGAGAGAACCTATGCTCAGAACTTGCTATATGACAAGGTAAGGAGAGAACACTTAGCCAATGTACACATGGAGGGCTTAGAGAGTGTCTATGCTTGTAGACCTTTCACAGAACATTCTAAGCAGGTAATGCGTGATAAAGCAGTCTCATTTATGGCTAATGTTTACGGGGTGGATTTATGAAAACTAACGACCTGTACGAACATAGCGAATTCACGCATTGGCTGTCACAAATGCCTGAGAATGTTGCGTGTAATTACCGCGAGGAAATGGTTGATTTGCACGGTACGCGAGTTGAGATCATATTTTACATAACAGATGAGGAGGTGGATTTATGAACTGGCGAATAGGTAAAAATACGCTGTCAATAGAACTCAGGAACGGTACAGGTATTGATATTGAGTTTGTGGATTCTAGGGCAGTATGGACGGTAAACGAAAATGATCCTTTCAGTTTACAGGCTATGCCCTTTAGTGGTACAATAATACTACTACCATTACTGGTAATATCCTTTGGTTATGTCTACAGGGTGGAGGAAATTGACAATGAGTAGAATAAAGGAACGCTTGATCGGGTATGAAGGAGGCGATGACAACGACATCAGACCCATTACCCGATTGATTGATGAGATGGTTGACTATGAAATGTTAGCCATGACATTACAGGAGGCGCACCAACGCGCAGAGGATAGCGTCAGGGCTTACTACAACACCCTGACAGCCAAAGAGTTTTTAGACCAACATAAGAGGGCTTTTAGCCATGAGTAGATGCAAAGCGTGTGACGTTATAATGAATGAGTTTGAGATGAGAAGGATTGACAGAGCGACAGGTGACTACTCTGAGTTATGTTCAGATTGCCTGTCAGCATCCAATGAGGCAACGACAGATAGCCCTATGCAGATCATTCTTGATGATGGTGTCAATCCCTTTGAATTCCTAGCGGACATGGAGGAGCAATAGTAGTATTGATTTGATGAATAATGGGTATAACTTTGAATGATTAAGGTTATGCCCTAATTCATGTTATACTATACTTATGTATTAAAGGAAAATATTTAATATATAATTATAGTATTAACCAAACGATTCTTAAGTTATACATAAGGGTCATTCACTAAGCTAGAAAAAAGAGGTAGTAACTATGGCAGTATTAGAAGGTCTATTAGCATTTGAAAACTTGGAAGAGCATGAGATGTATCAGGGTCAATCAACAGGTAAGTTCTCTGTTGTCCTAACCTTGGATGAGTCAACTGCTGACGAGTTGGAAGGCAAAGGCGTTAAGTTGCGTGAGTATGAAGGCGCAAAGCAACGGAAGTTCTCAACTAAGTACAGTGTCCCTGTGCTTGATGCAGAAGGAGGTTCATTCAAGGGACGTATTGGCAGAGGGTCTAAGGTTCGTGTCCTGTATGCAGAGGGACAGCCTCACCCTGTACATGGTACTTCAGTCTATCTCAACAAGATCAAGGTCTTAGAGCAAGCTGAAGATACTGGTGGAGAGGACTTCTAAATGACATCCTCGTTTGTCCGACATGAGCCATGCCCCAAGTGTGGCTCAAAGGATAACTTGGCGAGGTACTCCGATGGTCACGCCACCTGTTTTTCAGGTGGTTGTGACTACTACGAGAAAGGTAACGGTCAGGTTATAGAACAAGCAACACAAAGAAAAGCGAGGCATTTGGAAATGACAGGAACAGTAGCGGCAATCCCCGATAGGAGAATAAGCCAAGAGGTGGCTAAGAAGTACGGAGTCACCGTTGAGTTTGCCCCTGATGGGAAGGTCAGTAAACATCACTACCCATACCACGACAAGGACTCAGGTGCAGTGTTAGGCACTAAGGTACGCATTGTGGACAACAAGAACTTTTATGCTACAGGAGAATTTAATAATGTTGGGTTGTTCGGTCAACAGGCTTTCAAGGGTGGCGGTAAGTACATTACGGTCACAGAGGGCGAGGCAGACGCACTTGCAGTTCACGAAATGTTTGACGGAAAGTGGCCTGTTGTCTCCATTAGAAGTGGCTCAAGCGGAGCATCAAAAGACATTAAAGAAAACCTTGAGTGGTTAGAGTCCTTTGAAAACGTAGTCATTTGTTTTGATGCAGATAAAGCAGGACAGTTGGCGGCTAAGTCTGTCCTTGATTTGTTCACCCCTAACAAGGCAAAGAATGTCGTATTGTCCATGAAGGACGCAGGGGATATGCTCAAGGCTAACAAGGTCACAGCCTTTGTTCGTGAGTGGTGGAACGCTAAGTCATATCAGCCTGATGGAATCATTGCAGGTAATGAGACTTGGGATTTAATCATCAAGCAATCCGATGTCAAGTCCATACCCTATCCTTGGGCTTGTCTGAATGAGTACACCTATGGCTTCCGTCCGCGTGAGTTAGTCACAATCACTAGTGGTAGCGGCATGGGTAAGTCTCAGATGGTACGTGAGTTAGAGCATTACTTGCTAGGTGCTACGGAGGACAACATAGGCATCCTAGCGTTGGAAGAGGACATACCTAAGACAGCATTAGGCATCATGTCCATTGAAGCTGAGAAGCAACT